TACGACCCCGAAAACCCTAATCTGTTTTGCGATCTAAGGGAGTGGAACAAGCTACAGCTTGTAAATCCACCATCTAAAAGACATGCCGTTGCAATGGCTTGGTTGCGGTTTAATTACCAACAGTGCGGGTATGGCGCGATGATCTATGTCAGAAACAGCATGCCAAGAGTGTTAGGAACAGCGCATCAAGTTGATGTTGATGTTTTGACATGGGAGCTTGTTGCGCCACAAGCTGAAAGAACACAAGCGATGACCAAGAAGAGAAGATTATGACTCTTATGATCTTCGTCCTGGTTCTTCTTACACCAGGTGGTATTCCAACCGGGGTAGAGCTTTATTTTCAAGAACTTACTTCCTGTTTAGAATACCGAGATGCTTTAGTGCATCAGAGCGTTCATCAACATAACTGGCAGAGACAGAAGACAAATAAGTTTGATGGTTTTTGTGAAGTGCGTTTAATTCCTTCAGCAGAGGCTGGCAAAGGCAAATATATATTCAGAGATCCAAAGAGAACAAAGAAAGACGATGACTGACATACCACCTTTTCCAAATAGTGTGCAAGCACAGCCACCGAATGCAAAGCACCAGATACAAAAGATAGAAGTAGAAAGGCTGCAAGTCAGAGAGACTAATCGAAAGAGTGAGGTGGTGACAACTTACTATGACTCTAAGGTCTACACATATAAAAACGGATCTTTTACTTACACCACACCAAAAGCAACTGGGCAGAACATTTTGGTGACAGTGTAGATGGCAACTAAGGGCGGCTCACTAGATCTCAACGAAGGTACAGCCATACGCATACCCTTGGCCAACCTTATATCGCTACTAGCAGCTACTGCAGTTGCAGCCTGGGCTTATTTCGGTTTGATAGAGCGAGTTACCTTCCTAGAACATGACATGGATTTACAACAGGTTGATGTCGAAGCTAATAGTGAGTTCCGAATCAAATGGCCAAGAGGGGAACTAGGATCTCTACCTGCTGACAGTCGGCAGGATCTCAAGATAGAATTACTAGAGGAAACTGTTTCCAAGCTACAGCAGCAGGTGGAGGAGCTAAAAGAAGAACGCTATGAACGCAAAAAAATTGGAACCTAAATCTCGTTACGCAGAGTATGATGCAGACGGTGATGGAGTCGTTACAGACGAAGAATTAACTAAACATCAGGAGATGTTGCAACTTGAGCTCCAAGAAGAAAAAGCAGACTCGCAAAGAAGAATGGCCTGGATTGCTCTTGGGAGTATGTGCGTTTTCGCTATTTTGCCTGTTATTCCTTTTATCCCATCTGATCGACTTAGCACTTTAGCAAGTCTCAGCGACATGTTGTTTCTTAGCCAGGCATCAATAGTTGGCTTGTATTTTGGCGCAACAGCATACATGGCGAAACGATGAGCATACTCGGATCTTTACTAGAACCAGCTACCAAGATTCTTGATAAGGTAATTGAAGATAAAGACCAGAAGAATGCGCTGGCTCACGAGATTGCAACCATGGCAGAGCGTCATGCTCAAGAACTCGCAAAGGGCCAGTTAGAAGTAAACAAGGCAGAAGCCGCACACAAGTCCTTGTTTGTTGCTGGGTGGAGGCCATTTATCGGTTGGATATGTGGAGTGGCAATGCTAGCAAACTTTCTCTTGATTCCCATGGCAAACTTTATTCTTGATCTCAGTGGCTCAACTAACACGATACCTTTAATAGAATTGGAAACCATGATGCCAGTTTTGATGGGCATGCTAGGATTGGGAGCAATGAGATCGTATGAAAAGGTAAAGAAGGTAAGCAGAGAAAATTAATGGAAAGATTAGTAAAAATGCTCAAGCTTCATGAAGGTGTGCGTAATCATGTTTATGTCTGTACTGCTGGTTACGAGACTATAGGAGTAGGACGCAACATTTCAGATTCAGGCTTGGGCTTAACCGATGAAGAGATAAACATTCTTCTCATGAATGATATTGAGAGAGTTAAGAAAGAATTATCAAGCTCGTTCAGTTGGTTTGTAGATCTCGATGAGGTCAGGCAGAACGCAATCATAGACATGTGTTTCAACCTTGGTCTGTCCAGGCTAAATCAGTTTGTAAAAGCATTGGATGGCATGGCAAGTAAAGATTACGACAAAGCTGCTGATGAATTTATGGACAGCAGATGGAGTCAACAGGTTGGTCAGCGCGCAGTCACTGTAACTGAAATGATTCGCACCGGAGAATATCAGTAATGCCTCTATCTAAGTTTATCTTCAATCCAGGTATCAACAAAGAAGGTACTGACTACACTGCAGAGGGTGGATGGTTTGACGGAAACTTAGTTAGATTTAGAAAAGGTTTTCCAGAAAAGATAGGTGGCTGGCAAAAGTATATTGAAACTTCTTATGAAGGCACGGGAAGAAAGTTGCATGGATGGGTTGACCTTGATGGCACAAAGCTTCTGGGTCTTGGAACTAGGTTCAAGCTATACATACAGGAAGGCACAAGCTACAACGACATAACGCCCATCAGATCTACGACTAGCGCGGGGGATGTAACATTCGCTGCAACAAATGGCTCAAGCACAATAACTGTGACCGACACTGCTCATGGGGCTAATGAAGGTGACTTTGTTACGTTTTCAGGTGCAGCATCTTTGGGTGGAAATGTTACCGCTGCAGTTTTAAATCAGGAATATCAAATAGCTACGGTCCCATCTACAAGCACGTTTACCATCACTGCAAAAGATACATCTGACGCAACGGTCACAGCAAACGCGAGTGATAGTGGTAATGGGGGTGGCTCTACTGTAGGAACATATCAGATAACAACTGGGCTGGATGTATTTGTTGATGGTACGGGTTGGGGTGTTGGTGCATGGAGCTCTGGATCTTGGGGTTCAACCTCTGCTCTGACTGATGCAAACCAGTTGCGTTTGTGGTCTATGGATAACTTTGGCGAAGACTTGGTATCTAACCCTAGAGCGGGTTCTATTTATTATTGGGATAAAACAAATGGCCTTAACACCAGGGCTGTTGAGTTGTCATCTTTGTCTGGAGCTAATCTCACACCTACAAAAGGTTTGCAGGTTATTGTTTCTGATGTCGATCGGCATGTCTTGGTTTTGGGTGCAGACCCGATAAACGATGCGGGTACAGCAAGAACTGGTTCGATCGATCCGTTATTGATTGCTTTCTCTGATCAGGAGAACGCTGCAGAGTGGGAGCCAAAAGCAACCAACACGGCGGGTTCTTTACGATGTTCAGCTGGTTCAGAAATAATAGGTGGCTTGAGAGCAAGACAGGAAACTTTGATATGGACAGACACGGCTCTCTATAGCTTTCAGTTTGTTGGTCCACCTCTGACATTTGGCCTTAATTTAATTAACGAGGGCATCAGCCTTATCGGTCCAAACGCAGCAATAAATACACCACAAGGCATATTCTGGATGGATAAGAAAGGATTCTATAGTTATTCAGGCGCAGTTAGACCTTTACCATGCAGCGTTCACTCTTATGTATTTGATGATATAAACGAGGGACAATCGTTTCAGTTTTTTGCTTTTGTAAATAAACAGTTTAATGAAGTGGGGTGGTTCTATTGTTCTGCAGACACAACAGTTATTGATAGATTCGTTGCTTACAACTATGTTGAACAAACATGGAATATTGGACAACTATCAAGGACGGCCTGGTTAGATGAAGGAATCGTGGCATTCCCAAGAGCGGCAGGAAAGTCAAACTCCACGCACTTTTTGTATCAGCATGAGACTGGCAATGATGATGATGGCTCTCCTATGGACAACGTCTTTATTGAATCTGCTGATTTCGATATTGGTGATGGTGAAGAGTTTCAGTTTATTAAACGGATGATACCTGATGTTAAATTCACTGGAACAGGTGGTAGTGATCAACAAATAAATGTGGTTTTAAAGCAGAGAAATTTCCCCGGTAACTCTTTAACCACAGATCAAACCACCAGCTTCACCGCATCAACTTCGAAGATAGATATGCGCGCTAGAGCCAGACAAGCAGCCGTGCGTTTTGAATCTGATGATGATGCAGATTCTGGATTGAGACTAGGAGTTAGTTTCAGAATCGGTGGCACAAGGCTTGATATCAGACCAAACGGAAGACGATGACTAGATTATTAC